CGCCTGTAAAATCGTCCATTAATAAAATATCTCCAGCAGACATACCAGCTGTGGTTCCTCCACCAGAGAAAGTAATTGTTACCGTAGGTTGTCCACTAGAAAAATTACAAGTAAAAGCTCCATAAGAAGAACCAAAATTTGTTTTAATAGGATGAATATCATAAAACACACCACCGGTATAAGCATACAAAATACGGTTAGTTCCTATAATAGAAAATTTTTGAGAGTCTTTAGTTACTATATGGTGCATTTGTCTAGCTGCACCAGTTAGCTTATTCTCTCCTAATTGATTCCAACCACCTATTTTTTCAGGAGTTCCATACCTAAAACGAACATTTTCACCACCAGTCCATTGCGCTTCCGCCCCCGTGGGTGTAACTTGTTTATTAAATCCTGGTAAAAAACCTATTTTTTGTAACATATAAAAAATCCTGTTTATAAGGTTTATATCAGATCTAGGGGAAATTCAAATGCTTAAAGTAAGGGGAGGGTGATTGGTGGTGTCTCCCCCTACAAGCTTATTTTATAACTTATTTTTTAGGTAATGTAAAGCCTTTATACCAAGCGGGAAGTCCTAAAAACGGACGCTTATCAAACTCATTTTCTTTAGCGAGTTTAGATCCTTTTTTATTATAATGTAAAAATACTTGACCACAGTTTTGTCCTGTAAATTCTTCTCTCCAGTGTTCCAATTCACAGCCAGAATATAATAACATATCTCCTGGTTCTAAATCTACTTTAATACCTGCTTGACCTTTTTTACCAGTTGGATCTAAATAAATTGGCCATGGGTCTCCACCTAAATTTAATGTAGTAGATATTTCACAACTAAATCTATCTTTATGTCTAGCTAACACATCCCCCTTTTTATATATTCTTGCATAGGAATATGTAGGACTTAATTTAAGCGCGGTATGTTTTTCCATAACGGGTTGAACTTTTTGTAATAAGGTTTCCATTACTGTATCTGCATAAATAGAGTAGGTATTAGGTACTTGATTATCATTCCATATTCCCCAATATTCTGTAAAGGGTGATATGTACCTTTGATCAAATAAAAATCTAGCCACCTTTCTTTTATTTAAGAAATAAGCAAAACAAAAATCAGCCATTTCTTTATTAATTGCATTTTTTAAAACACTATATTTATTTTTTTTGAACGACATTTAATACTCCTTTCGGTATAGCTTGACAGTTAAAATGTATAAATCTAAATGGTTCATACCCCATATCTACCGCATATTGATGCGGCATATAAGATGGAAAAAATATCATCCTACCTGGTTTAACTATATAATTAATTTGAGATGATGCATATGTTATTTTTGTCCTGTCTTTTTCAGGTAAAAGGTTCATCATATTACCTGGTCTAGGGTCTTCAAATAAAGGTCTAGATGTTTTTTCACTAGCATTTAAAAAATAAAAACCAGAAATATGACCATTCCAGTGTGTATGTAATGTATGGTGGCCTCCACCATTTTTAGCAAATTCTTGTACCCATAACTCTGTAGTAAATACTTGGTAGTGAGTTAAATCAAAACCCATTTCATTGAGTAAATTATGAGCTGTTGCTCCTATATAATCGGTAAGCACATTAAAATTTGGGTCTCCCATTAATGTAGTTGAATGAAAGACATGGCCCATGTCTCCTTTATCTCCATATTTTTTATTACGTTCATCTATATCTTTTTTTAAATTATCTTTAGAAATTTTAATATAAGGATCAGATGCTTTATTTAAATCATCTACAAATGCAGGTTCATCTGCAAACCATATAGGACATTTAAAAAGATCTTCTCTATTTAATTGTTTTGGAAAAGTTATTTTATTTTTTTCTTTTCTTCTTTTTTGTTTTAATTTTTTATTCTTCATTTATAAGGCCATCCTAAATTCCAGATTACTAAACTATGTCTTGATCCTTTTTTAACTGGACACACCCTATGCCATACAAATCCCGGAAAGATTACTAAAGATCCTTTAGGAAGTATCTCTTTACATTTATGTGTGTTTGGTTTTTTATCTGGATCTAGATTTCTAAAATCAAATTCTAGTTCACCACCTTTATAATCTTGAGGATCTGATAATGTTACTGTAACAGATAACTTTCTAATTTTTCCATGAGCTGGATCACCTTGTTGTCTTTGATAAGGTTTATCCCAACCATCACAATGCCAACCATAGTATTGTCCTTTTTCATATTTAGTAAATTGACAGGCTTCTGAAAAATCCCATTGAAAATTCCAACCAGCATTAGCATTAGCTTGGTTAACATAAGGTTGAATTTCTTTATATATCCAACGATCATTCATCCAAACAATATTTGAATCTCTTTTCTTTTTTAAATCTTTAATTTGAGATTGATTTAATTTTTTAGGATCTCCATAACCACCAGTAACAGCCATTTCTTCTTGTAATGATTTTCCATAACGTACAATATCATCACAAATTCTGTGAGGAATTGCTGATTGAAAATACCAATAATAGTTTGTTAAGTTCATATGTCTTTATGAACTTAATATAACATTTATTAGCTAACTGTCAATGTTCCTGAGACTGTAAAAACTGCAGTTTTTGTACAACCTGGAGAAGGGTTAACTGAGTTAGTTCCTGGAGCGACTGAAACTGTTAATGCACTTGGCAGGTTAATTATCACTCTTCCAGATCCACCGTTTCCACCACCTGTAGCTGGAACACCACTTGGTGTCGCAGAATAAGAACCACCTCCACCACCACCAGTGTTAACTGCTCCTGCTGTTCCTGCTAAGAAAGCTCCACCTGGGGATGGAGCACCTGCTCCTCCACCTCCTGGTCCACCAGTACCATTTGGAGCTGTACATTTAATTCCACCTCCACCACCAGCAAACGTACCATTTGTTGGTCCAAAGAAAGGCGTACCTAATGATCCCATGACAGGAGTAACATCTTTACCATTACCACCTGGTCCACCTCCTGCACCTGGTCCAAGAGAACCAAATCCAGCACTACCAGCACCTCCGGCACCTCCGCCACCACCACCAGCTCTTGCTGGTCCAGAGGCAGCACCTCCAGAATTTCCAAATCCATATGTTCCTGAGTCACCTGGTTGGCTTGATTGTATTGAAGTACCAGCTGGTATTCCACAAGTTCCACCTTCACCATAACCTCCACCACCTGATCCTCCAGGTATACCACCCGTTCCACATGTAGCACATCCATTAGCACTACCGCCACCACCACCTTTAGCAATTAAATAATTATCATCTGTAGCCGCACCTATAAGAGTATCATCTCCAGGAGATCCGTCAACAACCCAACCACCTCCATCACCACCTCCTCCAATCGTGATTGGAATTGCAGATCCTGCTTCTCCGCAAACAGTTAAAGAATAAGAATTAGGTGTTAGGACTAATCCTCCACCACCTCCACCACCAGCGGATGGTGCTGTTCCAGAAGCTCCTCCACCACCTACCATAAATATACCTTTAGTAGATATTGTTTGTGTTGGAAGAAATCGTGGCCATGTTCCGGCTGATTGATTTTGAAATGCGCTTTGCATTGACCATACACCAGTTGCAAGATTTAATTCTTTTGTAAGGACTACCCCGGGACCACCTGTGCCTCCAGTTCCTGCTGCTGGACCAATTGCAGATGAGCCGCCACCACCACCGCCACCAGTGTTAGCATCTCCTGCTTCTCCAGTAGTACTACCTGGTACAGCGGGTGATGCTCCTGCATTACCACCGCCACCAACGGGATTAGCTAATCCTCCTAAACCAGTTGGCGCAGCTGGATCATAATATCCACCAGCGCCTCCACCACCAACACCAGTCATAGGTGCTCCTGGAAATAAAGGTGCAATATTTAAACCTGCGCCACCAGCTCCACCACCTGGACCTGGTCTAGCTGATCCTGCTGATCCTGCTGCACATTTTCCACCACCACCTCCTGCATATCCATAAGGAGTTGGACCCGATGCTCCACCGGCATTTCCTTGACATCCCGGTGATGCAGTTCCTCCAGCTGTTGTTGCTGGAAAAGATGTACCACCACCTGAACCACCTGTTCCACCTGTAGTTCCGGCTCCTCCACCACCGCCACCACCGCCGGTTGCAGTATAAGTTGTACATCCTATAGTTAAAGTTGAATTACATCCACTTGT